GGATTGCATCAAGCAACTCAGCTACTTCTTCTTCTGTCTTAGAGAACTGCTTGAGCTTACGCTGTTTAGTAGCTTCTCCCCCTGTTAGGATACCTTTATCATACCCCCAGTCTACTACTTTATTTTCCAAGTCTTCCATAATCTCAAAGCTCATTATCTTCTCCTAGTATTGATCCAATTGCTATCTGGTTTGCATAGATGGTAAGGGCTCCAACCATAGACAGGTTAGTTACTCTACCGTTATATTTATCGAGGACAGATTGAAGGTCCATAAGGAGACCCTCTTCGTCCTTCAGGTCCTCAACAGTTTTTATACGGGCTTCTGTGTTAATTACACCCGGCATTGTTACTACTTTATCATTACTCATTTTGAATCCTTAGCTTAAGAAAAGAAATAATCTGAGCTAACAACCTCTTCTATCTTGAGGTCTCCCAGCTCTGGTTGTGTTACGTTGTAGTCCTTGAAGTTCTCTATCAACATTGTTTCTATTCGGTTGAAGAAGTTGTCACAGTTGTACAACATAGCGAACTGCCACTTGGTATGCTCTACTAGTTTATCTACATCACAGGCATGGGTAGAGAAGGAGTCATGTATAGCCCCGAAGTTCCCCGAGAATGTCTCGATTACCTTAGCCATGTGTGCAGCATCCATAGAGTGTACGAAGTTAGGTGAACACCCAGAGGCAAAAGATCTCCTGCAAGGTATCAAGTTACCACTACTGGTAGTTACAGGTATCTTTATGCTGTGCCCTACCTGACCTAGCCCACGTATTGTACCACGGATAGTCATGTTCTTCTGCTTCCATACTTCATACATCACAGGAAACCCTGAGGGTGTAGTCCATTGGAGGCAAGTCTCACCACTACCTATGATGAAGTCCGTTACTTTCTGTAGGAACTTCATGGTCTTTAGGGGGCCTACACAAGTATCATTGATAGCAAGGATTAGATTCTTAGCGAGCAAGTCGCAGTCTTCTTTGCTTATCTTATACTTCTTAGTGTACCCTTCAGTCTTACAATCGTAGTACATGTTCTCTGCTATCTTACGTTGACCTGCAGAGTATGCTCTAGTCATAGCCCCACGTTTAGCAATCCCTTTACGGATAGCTTTCATGGGTATGTCTCGCTTAGCAAACCACTCAGGCATTCTGCCTATCAAACGTTTCGCAACCTGTACATAAAAGTCCTTTTGTATACTTTTAGGAACAATTGAGACCAATTCACCTGCTTGACTGTCCTTAGACATAGCAGCTAGGTGTTGCCATCCATTGTTACTCCCGTCTACTGGTATAGGTAACCTTGATAAGTACTCACCCTCCGCCTCGGAGTACCCTTGCAGCTCTAGGCAACAGGCCAGCAGAGTTACTGGTTTTTCTGCCTCCGTCTTGAACCTCAGGTCCTTTGCATCCGCTATCAGTGCTGGTAGATTCTGTATCGTCCACTGTGCTCTGTCCCTTAAGGTCATTTTGTCTACTGAAATAGTATCCAGACCTTCTTCTTGCAAGTTCATTTTGTAGTCTTCGGTTAGCCAGTTTAATTGGTCAAGCTCCTGTATTGTGTACGATTGATTGTATGAACAAGCGGTGTGGATACATAGCCAGTAGTACCCACGGTCATCCATTGGCTTAGCATTAGCGAACTCAAAGAGTCCCTTGGATAAGTCAGACCCTTGGAAGTTAAGGAAAGGTTCGGTGTAGTACACCCTACCACGGTAGTCACATTCAACTGCCTGATAGAAATCCTTGTCACCTATAGCCCTAGCTTTGTTGAGTATGAACTTCATCTCGATACGCTTAGACCTACCCTTGTCAGACTTGTCTTCCATATCTATGAACTTTGTTACGTTATCCCTTAAGGCTTTCACTAGCCCTACGTTAAGCCTCCATGGTACCTGCTGTAGCTTCTCTAACGCTTTGACAAAGGGTTGGTCAAGGCATTGGCTAAAGTCCCTCTCAGAGGTCATACGTTTGATATACGGCCTCTTGGTTATGGGGTTCCTTAGCTTCTCTATGTTAGGAAATCTACGAAAGCTAGTACCTAGTAAGGTAGAACCTTCATAGCATGGTGGTATATCTCCTAGCTCCTCCCATGTTTCTGTTAGGTAGATTACATAAGGGGCACGATACCCTTCGTACTCCCTCTCTATTTCTATGTACTTAAGATGTAGTAAGGCTTCAATGAACAGGTCACCAACAGAAAACAACTCTGTGTAGGTACTGTTACTGATACCAATCCTCGACACTACAGCTAGCCCTATTGCAGTAGACGTAGCGGTAAGCTTGAATGCTTTATTGCTAGTCCTACGGGACCTGAGGAATACTGATTGAGCTGCCTGTACTGCAGCCACAACTAGCTCCTCATGGTCTACACCATACTCAAGGTGTCTGTTCAGTAGGGATATGCCAGCATGGTTCCGTCCTTTGGAACCGTCTCGGTTACTCCTTATGTACTCAGCTACTCTATGTATAGCATTAGTCATCTATGCTCCCGCATTGTAGTCTAAGAAATCTACTTGACCCTTAAGCCTCTTGGTTTTCTGGTCGTAGAAAGCTGAACCACAGTCACCCGTAAGCCCCGTGAATCTGGACTTGAGTACCCGTAGTTGTATGGTGTTACGTTCATCTTCATTCTGTGCAACTAGGTTACGAGCAAAGGTGATGATGTCAAAGCTAATCTGTTTGATAGAACCTGAACCCTTAATGTCATCAATAGATGCTAGGTGTCCTTCCTCAAATGATTTACCCATAGACTTACGTAGGTGTGAGATGATACCCAACCATACGTCATGCTTCTTTACAATCTTAAGCAGCCCTGACATCACTGAGTCAATGGCTTCGTTACCTGTCTTACCATCAGCACCTTCTGACACAGCAATGGTGATGTGGTCTAGTACCAAGTACTTGCATCCCAACAAGCAAAGGTTCTCTATCTGGTCTATAAGAGAGCTATCAGATACAGAGCCGTTGTGATCAAGCATAACAATACGGCCATCTCCAAAGACTTTATCAAACGCTCTTCTCTCCTCTTCTTCATCGGGTTCCTCTCCGGTAAACATCTGTATGAATTTCTGTGCACTATCACCAATAGATTCTTCCAGTGATATTACACCTATGTTATCTGTTGTCTCATCCTTGAGTTGCATGATGATCTCTTTAATCATCGTTGACTTACCGCTACCTGTGCCTGAGGTGAACAAAGTAATCTCACCTTGACGCATACCCTCAAGCTTATCGTTGAGACCTGATAGGCACGGAGGGTAGGGTACTGACTTGACTTGCTTACGTTTAGTAAACTCTTCCCAGATAGACTCACCACGTACAACACTAGCAGGTGAGTAGGGTTGAGCATTCCAGAAGGCAGTGACTAGCCCACGGTGCCCATGTTTAATCAATGTATCACATGGATCGTTCTCTGCTAGGTGTGCTACCTTAACCTTATCCCAACCAATGATCTTAGCTGCTTGCTCTACAGCTTTCTCACCTGCCTCGTCTTGGTCAAACATAAGTACCACTGTATCAAAGGACCGTACCCACTCACGGTTAGCTACGAGGGGCTTAAGGTTACTTGATGAAGGTAGTGATACTACAGGGTAGATAGTTTTATTCTGAAGTAGGAATGCTTGAGCTACTGCCATAGCATCCAACTCACCTTCTGTGATTACAAGGCTACGTCCACCCTGAGGGAACGTTGACTGTCCGAATAGTTCTATGCCATCCATATCACCCTTGGCCCGGAAGTCCTTAGGTAAGTTACGTACCTTGTAAGCTGAGGTCTTCCCCTTCTTAGTGTACGGGTAGTAATGAGACTCAATGGTACCGTCAGCATTGTAGGATACACGCATGTTGTAGTGTGCTGATACTTGCTTAGTGATACCACGTTCCTGTACACCACGGGTGTCATAGGAATCAATTGTTCTGATGTCTTCTTTCTTAGGGGTATGGGATTCTTGCATAGTATATTCTCTTTCTTTCTCAAATGTAATTTTATCACAGACGAAACACTTACCTACACCATTGGAATACATACCGACACCATCGGATGAACCACAATGCTTACAGGCTACGTGCCCAACAAATCTATCTTTACTCATTAGGACCACCGCTCTTCTTTAAGATTCTTTATCGACCTTCTCTTCTGTTGTGACTTCTTCTTCCTCTCCATCCTCGATAGCTTTCTTGTCTTCCCACTCTTCTCTAATTCCAGAGGAGATTCTTTCGAGTCGTTGTCTTGTATCATGATTTACTTCTTCCTTAGGTATGAATTTAATTGCACCTATCTGTCTGTTAAGAAACACAGGTGTACCATCGGGATACTTCTCCGTCAGTACATCTAAGTCCCATTGGACCTTGACTTCCCCTGCAGATAACCCACCTCTAGTTTCAAACAGTTGTAGTATCTCGAATGTAAAGAGGTCACTGTCCAAGTCTGTTATCATTTTATTGATATGCTTAGAGGAGCTAGTGTACTTCTTCCAGTTAGAGATAACTCTATCCTTACCTTTGCGGTACATATGGAATTGCTTACGTCCGATGTATCTCTTTGGATCATCAGGGCAACTACATGTAATCAAGTATATGAATCCAAAGTAATCATCAGGGTTAAAGGGCGGACCACTGTAATTCCAGTGGCCCAAGTCTTGTTTAATAGTCATGCTGGTCATCTCCTTTGTGCCACATACTTACATAGAAGAAGTTACCTAGCTCTTCAATCTTTTCTGCTGGGTAACCCTGCTCTATGTACCACTTCTTTTTATCTTCCCATGACATCTTCATGTAGCCTTTCGGTGCAGCCTTAGGGAATCCATAACGCCATCCTTCAGAGGGATCAACTACTAGTTTAGATTCTGTCTTCATCTATTAAATGCCTCAGTGTCTCAGTCATTTCATAATGTCTGTCATCTAACCAGAAGATCACACACTCAATACCCACATCTTTAATCCAAGCTGTAAGGTCTAAAGCATCTGGCTCCACACCGTAGTGTGACGTGTACTCTTTAAATGCATACTTTTCAAAATCACTTAGCCTATTAAGGCCAATAGTGTATTCGCTTTCACTCTTAGTAGTTTCACCAACATCATCAAAATCAAGCATCTTCATCGTCCTTATACTTATTAATAGTTTCTAGAATACCGTAGTACATAAGCCCACTAAATACAATCAGTAAAAGCGCTATCATCTTAGGTTACCCTCTCCGTATACCTCTTCGATTGTCATCTCACGAAAGTCATCGAAGCTTCTACGCATATAGATTAGGTTGAAGCATAACTGTAGTTTTTCCTTCCACTCTCGTGGATGTTTATCACGCCATGCCTTACGAACCACATCAAGCATACCTTCCGTTGGTACATCCTTCAGCAACTTCTCTGCTGTCTTAGGACCTACACCTTTAATACCTTTGATATTATCTGAGGCATCTCCGGTCAGTAGTTGTTTACATAGGAGGTAGTGGCCTTGGTCTGCATCGGTATGATACAGAGTCTTCTTGTTGAAGTTATAGTGCCACCCCGGTACCATGTCAATGTCCTTATCCACATGAGCTACTACCCATGAACACCCCTCAACATCAGCTTCAGTTCCCCATATAGATACCACATCATCTGCTTCACAGTTATCAGATTGAACGCAACCAGTATCCCAGCAGTACTGGTACAGGTTAGCCAGTCTATCCTTAACGTGAGGGTCCATATCAGTCTTACTACGTGTAGCCTTGTAGTCATCCGTAAGGGAGTAACGGAAGTTACCCTTACCCTTTACAGCAACATACCCCTTAGCACTCCCAGTGTCTCTCATCACAGCCAGTAAGGCTAGGTCAAAGGTACTTGCTGCTTGTGCATCTGAGTTGGTAGTGTAAGCGATACGGTATAACATAGAGTCACCGTCAATGAAACACTTATCAAATTCAAACTCTTCTTTGGCCTCCCATTCTGCCAGCCATTGTTTCTGGCCTTCGTCAGTTGACAGCAGCTCCTCAACTTCTTTAGGTACAGGCTGATAAGGCTGTGAGGAAACAGAGGATTCCGTGTCAAGGCTCTCTAGGTTCTCTATGTGCTGCTTCCACCACTTTGTTTCTTTCACTTCTTTGTCAAACTCTTCTGTTTCTTTATTAGTGAACGTCAGCATAGCTGTCTCCAATTTGTCCATCACCATCCATACACATGACACCTACTGATTTGGGTGCCTCTCTAAATGCCTCAACACAGATATCTCTTACTGCTTCAGCATCTTTTTCGTCAGCTACAAACACTGTCTCATCATGATAGAACAAGGTAGGGTAGGCGTTTAACCCACACTCTTTGATCTTCTTGTGTGCGTAGACTAGCGCAGCCTTACAGGTAATACCTTCTAGCGTTTGCAGTAGGTAGTTAAGTGTCTGGTGTTCAGACGCTACCATAACTCTACGACCATCAGCACCTATGATAAACCCTTGGCCTGTCTTCATCTGAGACATGCGGTACTCTTCCTCTAGTTGATCCTTAAGAATCTTAAGCCCCGGTAGTGTAGCCTTGAACTTAGCGTCAGCTTCCTTACCAATCTTAGCAGACTTCTTACCAGAGATAGCCTCACCAAGCTTAGCATGACCTGCACCAAAGAGATAGGCGTAGATGAAAGTCTTAGCTCCCGGCCTACTGATACCTAGTACATCTGCATTACGCTGGTGTACATCCCCATTGATTACCTCATTGGTAAACTTATCATCGTTGATGTAGTGGCATAGACCACGGAACTGATTACCTGCAGAGTCAGCACCAATAACTTTCTTACCTTTCTCACAGGTCAATAGGCTACGTAGTTCTTTACCATAGGGTGCATAGACACCCGGGATGTTGACGATAGTACGGTGCCTGCATCTGAAGGATGGAGTACCAATAGTAAACATAGAGCCATGTAGTCTTCCATCATTAAACCTTTCAGGGTCTTTGACTTCTGCTATCCAACTTTCTACTGTAGCCATACGGTTACGTAGCATGTAGTACTCACTAATCAATTGACCTAAGACACCTAAGGGTTTCAGAGATGTGTCAGTTAGCTTGGGGCTTTGTCGTATCCACTTACCGTTAATCTTCTTAACAGTCCAGTCATCAGGCTTCCACCCTCTGTCCATTAGGAACTTCTTAACCTCATCCATCTGACCTATCCTAACATCCTTAAGTTCTATACGAGTGTACGGACCTGCAATGATACCTTCGGAAGCTCTTATGTCTGCCTCTAGTTCAAACCAATCTGTCACTCTCTTGTAGTAGCTACCGTCTTTCTTAACGATCTGGTCTACTTCCCTGTTACCCTTCATTACAGCTACCTTACCAAGCTGAGGTTCAATCTCGTCCTCAATGTACTCCATCCTATCCAACAGTTGTTCATACAAAGCTTCAGCCTTGGGCATGTTAAACACCCAACCCTTCTCAGTAATCTCTGCATTCACCATAGCAAAGTCATGCTCTGCTGTCAGTGCCTGTAGGAACTTAGGGTTCTGTTTGATTAAGATAGATGCTTCTTTAGACACACGTTCGTACACCTTGGTGTTGAGGTTAACATCACGGATACAATACTTAAGCATCTCTTTACTGTAACAAGACCAATCTTCGTGGTCACCTTTAGGGTACTCAAAGAAATCACCCCAGCCTTTAAGCCCATGCAGATGTCCTCGTTGGTACTTGCATAGCTGTGACATAAGGAATGTATCCCAGACCTTAGTGCTCTCGCTAGGTACCCATCCAGTTAGCTTCTTCAGTACAGGCAAGTCAAAGCCTATGATGTTATGGCCTGCAATAATAGTAGCATTACTTAGAACATCAAGCCCTTCAGCTACTGAGGGTAGGTCATCGTCGTAGTCTGAGTACGAGAGGATGTCACCGTTAGTTGTATTCTCTAGCACAAGGCACCAGATCTTATCAGGGAAGAATCCATTTGTTTCTATGTCGAATATATATTTACTCATTGTTATCTCCATTGAGCAGTTTAATGACAATGCTCAGGTCGATTAGGGGTAAGGAGTTAGTACGTTAGTTCACAGGCTCCACCTGCACAAGCAGCCTCGCCACTGAGGTCTGTCTTGTCTTCTACTTCTTTCACTTGAGTTAGGTCGATACCAGTTAGTGCACTCTCCATGATACGGTAACGTTCTTCAGAGATGTCCTCGAAGGGAGCCTGAATGTACGTGCCACCATCATACGGCAGTACAGAGATACCATTGTAAGTGTAACGGTTCTTCCACATCCACTCACCTACCAGTTCCCACTCATTTTCTTTCAATGAGATAGTACATGATACGTTGTGTGAGTTCTGTCCATCTTGATGACCCGGTGCTACCCACTCAGTGTTGTATCTACGTACTCTATCAAGGAGTTCTAAAGGACTCTCAGTACGTAGGATAGAACCTTCAGGTGCAGCTTGAGGTATCTCGATTACAGCTTGTTCCGCAGGGTTGAAGTACTCATCCTCCACCAGCTCTGGATGGTTCTCAGAGAAGTAACCATATAGGGCTTCGTTCTTACCAACACGTTGACGACGAATATAAAAGTCATTATGCCAAGCGTGAATACCAGAACTACTACCAAGGACGCAAGAGCTTGTACCAGACGGCTTAATGGTAGTTGTCCTTGCTGCAGGATTAATGCCCAACGCATTCGCCACTCTTCGATTCTCTTTATTAACTTCATTAGCTGCTTCCTCTAAGTCATAAGCGAGTACAGTACCAGACCCAATGCCTGTCATACCCACACCAATCAATGCATCACGCTGACAAGTCTCTTGCCATTCAGGACGTAGGTAATGGAAGTCAGTGTAACCTGCTTGCAGTGTACCAATCAATGAGGCAGCTCGTGCTCGCTCATTCAAGTCCTTCTGTGATTCAATGTTAGATGCATTAAGTTCTGTAAGGTTACACATCTGGTAAGGACGTAGACCAATCTCACAGCACGGGTTAGTGCCCCAGTCTTTGTCGTTGGTAAAGTAAAGTCCTGGCTCCCCAGAGCCTGAGAGTTCCACACGTTCCCATAGTTTATCAAAGGCATCCTTGGTAATCTTATTACGCAACATCACAGCTGAGTTGTTAGACCGTGCACGTTGAGGGTTAGACTCCCACCATGAGCCAGCCTTACATGCCAGCATATCATTGTCATCCATAGAGAACAAGGAGATCATAGCAGCTCGACGTATACCACCAGTCAGTACTGCATCTGCAATGTAACACATCATGTCATGGACTTCTAACGTCCCTAGGTTACGTCCAATAGCTTGGTCTAGTACAGACCGTAGCTTATGTAAGCAATCCTTAAGGGGCTGTGGACCCGGAGCTTTACCACCAGTAGTGATAAGCATCGCACCCTTAGGTCGGATGTCACGGAAGTCAAAGTCTACATCCATAGTGTTGTTGAAGTATGATTCACACAATACTTTGATTGCATCAGCCCAGCCTTCAATGTTATCTGACACTAGGAACCTACGCTTACGAACCTTAGGGCCTGCAACTTCCGGTAGCTTACGTACGTGATGACGTTGTACTGAATACCCTACACCTGTACCACCAAGCAATAGGAACATAGACTCAGCGAAAGCTTCAGGGCTTTCAATAGGTAGGTATGCACAATTGTAGATGCGGTTAGGGGCTAGCTCAATAGGTGCACCACCAAACTGCAATGATCTCATAGATGGTAAGATCTTCTTATCGTATACATACTTGTAAGCTTTCTCAATCTCTTTCTTAAACTTAGGGTACTTACGTTGGTGCATCTCTTTGTTACGTGTGACTAGCTCAGCCCATGTTTCTCTACGCTCTAGCTCTGGTACATACTTAGCGTACTTTGAAAAGACTGTGATGTCTGATAAGATTTTGTTTGATGTATTCATTCTCTACCTTTCTTTAAATAAATTCTAATTCTATCGAGGATACCGAAGTCATCCTTCAGTCCACCGAGAGTACGGTTACAAGAGTGGCATAGCCAGCCCCTGAATTTACTGGTTAGGTGATCATGGTCCAGTGCCCATGGGGATTTGTTAACCCCTCCACATCCTGATGCTTCATCTTTGTTACGTAAGCAGATAGGACATTGATAGTCATCCTCAGGGTAGTCCGCTTCTAACCGCAGGTGTTGACGTACTTTAGCTACTGATCTTACACATAGCTTACAGGTTGTCTTACGGTATCCACGTCCACTCTCCATTGAGAACTCATCTACTTCTTTCTTTACGTTGCACTTGTTACATGTCTTGTAGTCCATTAGTCTGATCCTCTATAAGAATAGAATCCAACTTTGATATAAAGTTTATGTAGCCTTCAGGCTCTCGGGATTCATACTCGGTACTGGTATCACCATGATAAGGAACTGACTCCCCGACAAGGGAGCTGTACCATTTGTTAGGGTCTAAACACCTAAGTATCTTTATTTTCATTGGAGTCACCCTTTGACGAGGCTTCAGCCGAGCTAGCCTCTTCTGGTTTATCTTTCACGTTACGGAAGATAGCATCGAAGTTAGTACTGAAGGTGTCTCTGTCTGGCATTGGCCGAGGTGCTGATCCTTTACCACTCATAGCCTACCCTCCAACTCGTCATCAACTAAGCTTGCGTACCCTGCGATGTCATGCCAGCTATCAGAGTAGTTGGGATCACCGTTAAGAATACGAGCTACCTTATGTTGTATCATCTCTAAGGATTCTTTCTGTGATGAAGACAGGGTGGTCCAGTTAGGACTACGCTTCATAGTATCCTTAAGCTCTTGTGCAATACGACTCTGACCTAGGAAGGAACCGTATCTCTTACCACGTTCGTTAGTTGTCTCAGTGTGACTGCTCATTGTCTACCTCCTCTAAGCTTTGGATACAGTCAAGCACATAAGATGCTAGCTGGAACGCTTTACTTTCATCATGCACTAGCTCCATATCACTGGACTCAAAGCTAACGCCTACTGTACTCTCACCACTATCGTCTATGTGGTCCTTCAGTCTAATAGTATACTCTGTCATTTGTTGTTACTCCAAAAGTTTAAGAAAGCTTTGATAGCATTGTCGCTATGCATAGCACCTCGTAGTAAATCTTTTACCTCTCCATTATCTAGTATAAGCATAGTAGGTATTGCCCGTATGTCATACTCTTTTGCCCGTTCCATTCCGTTGTCGGTGCCGGTGTTAACCTCTGTTACTTTGTCGGTCAAACCTACAGCCTTTATCCTGTTCTTTAATTGGTGGCAAGCAGGGCAGTTGTCGCCTGTGAACAGTAAGATTTCTTGCATGTGATGTCCTTTGTCGGTGTCCGAAAAAAGCACTCAAGCTTTGTCGGTGTAGCAATTAAAAAGAGGACCCAGTTAAGGGCCCTCGTGTGTTACATCATTCTTGAAATATAAATTATAGTGTAAGCAACTAGTGCACCCATCAGTACACCTTGAAAGAACAGGGCAGTTAACTCATACGCCCGATGTCTATTTACTTTACTTAGTACTTTGTTTATAAAACTTTTCATTGCGATAACCTTTTCATTTCTTCAGCCAGTTCTTCATCAGTTAAATCTGTATAGTCAAAGTTTGTATTGACGTTCTCAGTTCTCTGTA